CTGTAGACATAATTTTTTGCTCTATCATTTGAGCAGCTAAATCTACTTTTTCTTTTAGTAAAGCAACTCTTTCTTGATCGTAAATAATTGATGGAGTTGTTAATGAAAGAGTAAAATTAGTTAAACTTTCATCTGTGTATCCCTGCGCGTATAAATGTACTAATGCGATTTTAGTTAATTCAGACACCATAATGCGTTGTATGCGTTCAACTGTACGAGCAAAACGAATATCTTCAGCCGCTAATGTAGCTTTACCTGTTAAATCTTTTTCGTAGCCCATAAATGCTTTAGGTACTTTTAAAGCAGCAAATAATTTGTCTCTTAAATACTCAACATCTTGGATTCCATCATATTGTAAACCACCTAAATTATCTATTTTAGTTGCTTGATCTGTTCCTCTAACAGGAATATAAAAATCTTCAAGCAAGTTTTGCATGTTGTATTTTAAATTGTAATCGCCTGTTTCTTGATCAATGTATGGAGTACGTTTCATTTTTGAAATCGTTTTCTGCATAAAGTTTTCTACTTCAGCAGGTGCAATATTTCCTACATTAATATAAAATATACGTTTTTCTGGCGCTCTAACAATTCTATGGATTAGCATTGCATCCTCCATCATAGTATATTGTTTGAATAATTTACGTCCTGGTTCTAAATAAGATCTACCATAAGGTAGAAAGTTAGTATCCGTTAATAAACGGAAGTGAGCCATTTCATAATTATCAAAATAAATAGCATTTGCTTGGTTTGCAGAATTTGGAACATTATAAAATCCATAACTTGAGGCAGCTGTAATTCCATCTGGATCAAATTTAAATCTTATAGATGCAGGGTGTTCTTTATCGTATCCATCTTGTCTTTCAATATGAAAGGCATTGTATGGGATAACATTATATACACCAAATTTTTCTGCTATTTCTAATTTTAAAAAGAAATCTCCATATTTCAACATATTTCTAACCCATGGCCATAGATTAAATTCTATATTTAATACATCGTAAAATAAATTGTATAATATTTTTTGTACATCTTCATCAGAGCTACGTATTTGAAGTACTTCTCCCATATCATTACGTAATGTACTTTCATCAGCAATTATATCTAAAGCAGAGGCGACAATAGCATCTGTATCCATTGAGTCATATTCAGAATAAAGCGTAGGGCGTATTGTTTGATAGTTGAAACTACTTTGGTATCCATAAATTGAAGTGTTTGTGTTTGTAAATATTCTAGAAAATCGGTCTACTAGGGAATTTGTTTCATATTCTCCTGAAACTTGTATTTTGTTAATGTCAAATACTTTTAGTTTATTATCTCCTTCATTTCGGATAATAACATCAGTTGAAAATAAACGTTGTAATCTTTTAAATAAGCCTGTGTCTGCCATGATTTGTTTTTAAAGTAACCAAGAAATATCTTCTTGTTCGTTTGAATAAGGGTTATCAATATTAAATGGATTGTTATTGTATTTGTCTGCATATGCTGCTCCAGAAGAATATCCACCCGAATATTTAGAGGAATTAGTTGATATAGCGTTAAGCATACTTCTAGTCATATCCATATTTGACTGTCTAAATTTAAATGAGGTATCACGTAAATAACAACCTATAGCAAACGCCATCATTAAGTCATCATTATAGCCTGATTGGGCTTCTGCTCTACCATTTCTCCATATAAATACTTTCATTTCCTCTAGTAATCGATTAGAGTAAAAAGTAACTCCTTTGTCTTGTATTGCTTCTTGAAATTTACCAATAGCAATAGGTCGAGTATTTGTAGTCATAGAGAATCCAGGTGTCATTCTACTTGTATCCATATATGGATCAAAATACGAATCTGTACTCATATTTCCACCTTTAGGTGAATAGTAGAAATTTTGGTAACCTCTATCTAAAATAGTTTGAATAGTAGACCATCCTATATTAGAATTTTCTACTGAAAGTAAAGCATTATTGTATTCTGTAGCCATACCTACTAGCATATGACCATATTCTTTTGTACCAATTTGTCCCCTATATTCCCCTACTTGAGTGAATGTTTCTACATCAAATATGTGAAATGCAGAATAATCTTTTCCATCTCCTCGGGCTACATCAGCTGCAATTAAATAGTTTTTTGAATAATCTGCAGGTTCCCAAATCCATAGATTTTGGTCTACTCCTCGTTTTTCTAATGGATCTTTTATAAATGTTTTTTCGTAAAATGTTATATCGTCAGGATAAAATACAGTATCTCCAGATGTAGAAAAGTCACAGTCACATTCCTGTGCTGCCATTCTAATTCCTAAGTCAGAATCTTGTCTATCTCTCCATACTTGATCTCGTTCAGGGTGAACTTGCCAAGGTAATCTAATTGGTAAAAAACTGTTTTCTGCCATTTCTGCAGCAACCCATGTTTGGTGAAACCAATTACCTGTACCATAAGGGGTAGATAAAGCAATACATCCACCACCTGTAGCTAATGTTTGCTGTGCTGAAGCCCATATTTCTCCAATATTGTTGATAAATGCGGCCTCATCTATAATTAGCAAAGAAACGGCTTCTGAACGGCCTGCATCACTTGATGCTGCTGTTGCTTTAATTTGAGATCCGTTTTTTAGACGTAATGTTAATTTATTATCTTCGGTAGGTTTATCTTTTTCTTTAAGCCAAGAAGGTAAACTTTCATACATGAACCTTACTTTGGTAACCATGTTTTTAGCCGTTTCTTGCTTTGTAGCAATACAAAGTATATTTTTATCTTGATGAAAAATCATCATCCACAAAGAATAACCCGCACATAAAGTTGAAATTCCTAGTTGCCTAGATTTCAAAACCATTGAGTAAGGATTTTCTTGAAATAAAGTTAATACTTTTTCTTGAAATTGGTAAAGATTAAATTGAATTCTACCACGTTTTGGATGTTGAATGTAGCAATACTTTTTCATAAAATATGCCGGAGATGTTGCACATCTTACATATTCTTCTCTTATTGCTTTTTTTAAATCTTCAGCCATTACTTAATTAATGTCAAGGTAATAATAGTAAGTATGGAAGCCACGAATCCCCCACCAAGGTATTTAAGTCCTGTTTTCAAACGATTATTTTTCTTAGTTAATTTAGTAACATCTTTTTCAAGACCCGTTATTATTTCGTCTTTTTTAGTGGAAATTTTATCGTAATTGTTTATTTGACTAATATAATTTTGTTCTTTAACTATGTAAAGTGTAATAGTACTATCTTGAGTACTAATTTTTTCGTTTAATTGCCAAACTAATTTATGGGTGATTTTTAATTCTGTTATAGCTGAATCTCCCCTAACTAAGTCAATTGCTATTTGTTTTGCTTTACTATATGGAAAGCAAATTTTACTTGTATCTTTCTGTGAAAAACTCGTTAAGCTCAGAAGGAGAAGAACTATTGATATTTTTAATTTTGTTAGCATAATATGTGCGTGTTTGTGTTAGCTCTTTTTCTGTAATTTTAATTTCTTTATTTAATGAATCTGTAATTAATATTTGTTTATCTATATCTTTATTTAATTCAAGTTGAGATTTTTTTAATTTACTAATTTCAACTTGTAAACTGTCTATTTCCTTTTTTTCTTTATCATATGTGTTGATAAATGTTGGAGTAACATTATATTTAAGTAAAAATATTATTAACAACAAAAGTATCCCACCTATGATAAGATGGGATAACTTTATTTGAAATATTTTATCTTTCATTATACTTCTACTTCTCTACCAGCAGCACGTTTTAAATCATCCATCATTGTTTTAGCGAATTTAAATTTATCTTTTGCTAGTTTTAAAATACCATCAATTTTAGCTTTATCGTCTTTATTTTTTTTAACAGATGCTAAAAATTGGTTAAATTTAACTTTCTTTTCTTCAGGTGTGCTACTTAATTCTTTTGCTGTTTCATCACTACCTGCTGCTTTCATTGCTTCTGCTGATCCTTCATCATCTGAATAATCTACTGTATCAAATCCATCATCTCCCTTTGTAAGAGTAGCTGTTTTTTCTGCTTTAGGTTCACCTGATGGTCTTCCTTTTTTACCTGTAGAGGCTGGTTTTTCTGCTTTTGGTTCACCTGCTGGTCTACCTTGTGCTTTATCAGTAACTTTTTTCTTAGTTACTCCAGTTACCGATTCACCTTTTTCTAAAATACCTACATCAATAAGTTTATTAATTAATGGATTAATTTCTTGTTGAATTAATCCCATTTCATTAGCAATATCTCTTTGACGAATTGGTTTTCCTTCTTTTTTAGTTTTTTGAATAATTTCTAACGCCTTAGCAAGTTTTTGTTCACCTTTTTTTGTTGAATCTTTAATTTTATCTTGTAATTTAGCTAATTCATTTGGTAAAGATATGATAATATCATAAGCCATTTCATTTAATAAATCTTCTTCAAGAGCTCCACTTTTCATAGTATCTCTTTTTTCAGCATCTAATGCTTTTTGTTTTGCATCAATAGCTTTAATTTGAGCCATTTTAGCAGCTTTCTCTTCCATTTCACCTTCACCTAAAGCACCAGCTATTTCTTCACGTATAATTTCAAGTAATCGAGTCTGTTTCATATTGTATTTTATTAATAAATATTAAAGGGACATTACTTGTTTAATTTTCTGTATTCTTTCCTCGGTAGTACCTGATAATTCAGCATATCCTGTAATAGTATTAAATTTAAATTTATGTTGTTCTAGTAAGTTTTTAATGGTTTTATCAAGTTCCATTCTATATTCAGAATCTACTACACGAACACCATTATCCTCTAATTCTACACCTTCAGGTGAAACATAAAATATATAATCATAATCTCGTATTAATTCAGATACAGCCTTATTTAAATCAGCAGATATAAAAAATGTAAAAGTAGTTGATAAATGACTAAATGCCATAACATCAATTACTGTACGATCTGTTATCATATCTTTATGAAGTAATTCACTAGCTCGTTCAGCTAAAAATATTAGTTGACCTTTTAATGTTGAATCTGTGTTTAATGGAATACCCAAATCACGTAAATATTTTGAACGTTCTGTTGCAAAATGATAATCTGCAAACTCTGGTAATTCTTTTAAAGCATTAACTAATGTAGTTTTACCTACACTTACAGTTCCACAAAATCCTATTCGCATATTTTTTCTTTTAAAATTTTATTAATACTATCAAATTCTTTATATGATATTTCAATATACAAAATACTATTTTGAATGCAAAATTCTTTTTTAATTTTATCTCTATATTGTAAACCTTCTAACCCTCCTGCTCTTTGTTCAAAATATCCTGTTTTTTTGTAATGTTGTTCTCCATGATATTCTATTACTATATTTTGTTTAGGGATATAAAAATCAAAAGGTAATTTTTTGTTTGTTTTTTGATTAAAACAGTTGTTAAATTTATATTCCCTAATATATTCTATATTATTTTTTATTAAATATTTTTCTATTTCATCTTCACCTTTAGATATATTGCAATAAGGACAATTGTGATTCTGATGGAGATGGGAATTAGGAGTTTGTAAAAATTCACCATGTTTTAAGCATATTATTATAATTTTAAAATTACTACCTGCTCCTTTTCCAACTTTTAGTAAAGAATAATCGTATCTATCTCCATGTATTTTTTTAAATTTTTCTACCCATTGTTCTTTTGTAAATTTTCTAGCTTTTCTAACATTATCTCCCATACACCATATACAACGTTGACCAAATAAATGATTATTTGGTTGTTGTTCAAATTCACCATGGATAGAACATATAATTTGTACTTTAGTAGTCGCATTAATATACTTTACCAAGGAATAATCATATAACCCATTATGTTTTGTTATAGCTTTTTCTATAAATTGTTCTTGAGTAAGTTTTGCAGGCATATTTTAGTTGTTTTTCCGGTTATACATATTAAAAAATATTGGAAAAACAACCTATTTTCATAACTTTTATTTATTTTAAAAGATTTTCAGCAATATAAATTCCTTGACTACCTGCTACTGTTATACCACGAGCTGAAAGGGCATCTCCTGCAAAATATACATTTGGGTAATCTATTAAAGATAAATTTTTATGATCTACTTTTACTTCTGGGCTAAGATATTTTACCTCTGGTATATAGATTCCATAATCATCACCCAATGTTGGAAATACTTTTTTCATATCTTGGATAAAATCCATAACATATTTGAAATAACCTCCCATAATAGGTTCAACAACATGAGATAATGCATCTAGACTGATTGGAGTTGCTGATATATTATTGCCTTCTGAAGTTGTTGATGGTTTACGAGATGGGCTGTAATATAATCCTGTTCCGTATTTTTGTAATTTAGAAACTACATTACGTGACCATTCAAAGGGATTGTCAATACCTTTAATTTCCATCAATATACCAAAATTGGTCATTCCATTTAAATATTTAGGATCTTTTTTAGCATGTCCATTGTAACTTACATCGCCATATGTTTCCTCTACAGCAACAAATGCTGCATTATTGTTTGTGCAAAATGAGCGCAATGAAACTCCTTTATCGTCAAATTTTCTATATAATTTAAAATCATATTAAATATCAATTAGATTTTGAAAGTGTTC